CTATTCCGCAGCTGTCCGGATAGACTTTTTTGGGTGGAAATATGACCCGCGGCGCCCTGATAGTTGTCTATGCAACTATCTAAAGGCAACCCCTACCCCAGTGCCTGGCATGGTGATAGCCTTACCTGTCCCAAACCAATACCACAACAGCTGATCAACCACATCACTGAAGTGTGTAGTCTCTGTTTGGTCAATGCTCTTGAACCTATTGGTCTGTTCATACTTCTTATCCTTCTTGGTCTTACCATTGACAACGATAGCACCAGCTCCCTGCATGCTGATCTCAGTCTTTGGGCATTTGGCTTTGTTGAACCTCACCAAGTACGCCTGGTCTTCAGGGCCCTCCATCCATCGCTTGATGCTCTGGTACTTCAGGAAGTGATCGGGAGGATCCCCGATGTAACACTCCACTACATGCCATCCATTGCGTCTCAGCTCATCAACCACAATGTCCTTGAATCTCTTAGCACTCTGCCTTGCACCAGTAGCCGTTGCATCATACACATAGTAGGCCACCTTATTGGCATGGGCTGTATAGTATCGGCAGAACTGTTTGATACATTCACTGATCCCTTCAGGTGGTGTGGTGTAGAACTCCTTTACAAAGTTCACTGAGGGTTTTGCTTGACCAATGAGCTGTTGGGCCTGTGTAACCAGTAAAGGGGTAACACTGTGCTGATAGTCGAGGGCAATAACAAATGGCTGTGTTGGCAGCACATCGATCACAACTTCAGGTCCGTAAAAACTTTCTTCAGTGAGTGATGGGTAGAATGAATCTTCTGCCTTAATGGGATCCTCATTCTCAATAGCCACAGCGTATTCATATTTGGCCATGGTTCGCCTCTTATCGGTTAGCCAACGCTTACCAAGGTTTTCGATATTGGTGCGTGCGCTGGCCTCAGAAACAAACACCAAGTCTTTTCTCAGCTCACGAAGATGGCTTTCTATCTGCCTGATCGCGGCCATGGTCTTCCCTTTGTTTCTGCCTGCCTTGGGGAGCATCAGATACAGGTCATTGAGGTGCAGCTGCAGTCTGATCACTGTCTCCACTTTCTTCTGATCATGGCGGGATCTCTTGTTCAGGATCCACTTGATCTGCACATGGTCCGCATACTTATCCGTTGCATAGATCTTCGAGAGGTATTCAGGCAGATGACCAAACAATTTTTCGTAACCACGGAAAGTTGGATATACCTCATCTTCCAGCTGAGCAGGATCCATAAACTTTACCTCATCAAAAATACCTGATTGAAAATCGAAAGCGTTGGCAGATCCTTTGTTAAATAGCGAGATCTCCTGGAAGACGGTACCATTATGCCAGGCAATGGTACGATCCCATCGTTTGATTGAATACAGACAGTTGGGCCACCGGCTGGGTGGGCGCTTTCCCACAACGAAATGCTGGTCACGGTAGTAACCAGCCAGCTCCATTCCCTGGATAAACTTAGGCAGGATGTTTTTCTCCAGGGTTTCAAAATCTTTACCAAATAATCCGGAAAGATGGCCAGGCATAGCCTCAGCCACACGCGCCATCCATGGGCCAATGCCACCAACGGTTTTACCGGTACCACGTCCCCACAATATCCAGGTCTCATTCGCCTGAACCATCTGCACCATCATCTGAGGCAGATTCAGCTGAATGATCTTCTTCGTATTCAATGTAGTCTCCATGTACTGGGGCTTTTAGTAGTTCGTCTGTGTCTTTGAGTACTTCAGATAGCGGCTTCTGCTCTATAGGCAGCTGGCCATTGAATTGGAAGACCAGTGTGGCCGGTGGCGGCTGACCCTTGTCATTGTCTTCCGGAAGTGAATTGAGGGCATAGGTGAGCGCGTCATACAGTTTGGGTAGAAGCTTGAACTGTTTGGCATCTTCACACTTTTTGATCTGTAGTTCGATGCTCTGAATGTGATAGTGCAGCACGTATGCCTTAGATATCTTCCTGGTCTTTGAAAACACACGCTGTGCGTCATAGATATCCTGTTCAGCACGGTATTTTGACACGCCAAACTTTTCAGTGATATCCTGCACAACCGCATCAAAGGTTTTTTCACGTTTGCGCACCATGGTGTCTGCATACAGCAGACGTGTGCACAACAGATCCTGAGCTGCTGTGAGCTTCTGGTTCTCATCCAACAGATGAGCGATCACTGCTTCCACATCATTTTTAGGTTTGGCTACCTGCTGCAGCTTCTTCCCAAATACGATCTCCTCCAAGTCTTTCCGCATAAAAATTATACTCTTTGATGAATTTTTGTCTGCGCGATGCAGCACCTACGTTGCCAGGATCTTTTGCCAGGTTATCACGTTCCCTGCGAATGTACCGGCGAAGGGTTTCCATGCGTTTTCCCATCCTGAGCGGATCTGTGACGTATGGATCTTGCTGTTCAGCTGGAAGCCTGCCATGCTCCCGGTAGTAGTCTCTTTTGGCCCATATCTCAGTGATCTCATCATCCAGCCTCAGGATAGCGTGTGCTGCTTCTCCCCTGGTGTGATCATCCGTGAAATGAAGCAGCTGAGATCTCAGGTCCTGCAACTCTTTGAACTTGCGCATAGCATCAGCCTTGAGCGCCTTCAGGATGTCATCTAGGTCATCAGGCCAATCCTTTACCGCGGTGGAAACAACCGCAACTGGCTCACGCTTGGGCGCCGGTGCAGATCCCTTTGCCAGATCACGCAGGGCGCGTTCTAATCGCTTGGCTTTGTATTCTGTTCTGGCTTCAGAGGTAAACAGTTCGATCAGGTTCTCATCAGTGCCCAATTCAAGGTAGAGACGAACACCTTCCAGATAGTCTTTGGTTTGAAGCCACGCTTTGATTGCGTCCATAAAGCAATTTCCGTAGTGTCCGGACAGCGGGAAAGGACAGTATGATTTTTAAAAAAAATGTTCTGAATATTTGGTAGTACCATTTTTGGTACTTATCTTTGATTTATCAATAACAAAAGAGGCGGCAACTCTATAACTACGGCGAAAATGTTATGACAACTCTTCTTTCAATTTCCGAAGCAAAAAATCTTATTGGCAAGCAAGTTAGGTGGTCTTCTCCTGGTTATCACATGAATGGGAATTACAGTGGTGTTGCAGTTATCACAAGTGTTGTAGAGAGTCGCAATCCCATCAGGTGTGAAGTGGTAAGCGGTGATGAGCTGTTTTTTGCTTTTGTAGAATTCCCTGGCGACGATATTCTTTGCTACAGCGACGGTGGCAGGTACATCACCTATGAAATTTTATAGTGTTATGGCCAAAACATTATGCTACTCCGTGAGGCTGGAAAGCCTCCGGAGTATTTCAGATAAGGCATATCTCGCCAAATGTTTCGATGGTTCAGAGGCGATAATTCCCAAGTCTCAGGTATTCGGCCCGGACCTCGATGTGCAGAAAAGTGAAGCCTACTGGATTGCAGCGTGGATATTGGAGAAGAAAGACCTTCAGTATAGCAGCAAGAAACAGGGATGGTACAATCCAGACACACATAGGATGGAAGGGTCAATCCATACAGTCATTGAACGGCATATCCCTGACCAGATCAACCCCCAAAACATACAAGCGGATGATTCCCTTACTCGCCCCACAGACTCAAGCCATTGACCGCCTAAAGCGTTTAAAGGTTGGCGCCTTGTTCATGCGCCCAGGTGTGGGCAAAACCCGCCCAACGGTGGAACTGGTTAACAGTGTTCCCGGAATGGAGCATGTTATTCATCTGGCTCCCTACCAGTCAGTTTACCCGCCAATACAAGGTACGGGCATACAAGATGAGGTCGCCAAGTGGGGAGGCTACAACGTCCCAGTAGATTTTTTTGGAATTGAGAGCCTTAGTAGTAGCGACCGAATCTTCCTACAATTACTGAAGTTGGTGCAGTCCAAAACCACGTTCCTCATAGTAGATGAGAGCCTGAAGATAAAAAACTGGGATGCCATTAGGACCAAACGCATTATAGAGCTGGGCAGGCATTGTGAATACAAGATGATCCTCAATGGTACGCCGATCAGTAGAAACCTTCTTGACCTGTGGGCACAGATGGAATTTCTATCCCCGATGATCCTGCATATGAGCCAATCTGAATACAAGTCCACATTCTGCGAAACAGTTAAGATCACCAAGTACAAGGGCAACAGAATTGTAAGCCAGCGGGAGTTTATCAGCAAGTACCATAACATTGACTACCTCTACAGTGTGATTAGTCCGTACATCTATGAAGCTGATCTTCACCTGGATATTGCCGAGCAGGATATAGACCTTGAGTACAAGCTGGACGATGAGATTAAGCAGGAATATGAGAGGCTGAAAGATCTGTACCTTGACAATGAGATGTTGCAACGCATGAATAACAACATCTTCCTGGAGATGACCCAGAAAATGCAACACCTGTATTGTTGTGCAGAGGATAAGTTCACTGTGGTAAAGAAACTTCTTGGCACCATTGACCCAGAGCGGACTATTATTTTCTGCAAGTTCATTGCCAGCCAAGAGGCTTGTAAGAAAGCATTCCCAAGATGCCAGGTGCTAAGCCTTCAGGCCAATAGCTATAGCCTTAACCTTCAGCACTACCACAACACTATCTACTGGGATCACACCTGGGATTGGGCAGTAGTGGACCAGAGCAGGCACAGGACGCGCCGGACTGGGCAACAAAATGCCCTTTGCTTTTACCGACTTAATGGCCCAAAACTTGACCTATTGATGGCCGCTAATAACGAAAAAAAACAAGGAATGCTACAGTACTTGAAACATAAGACTGTAACGCAAATTAAAACAGAGGTATGAAAAAAGAATTCAAAAGTCCAGTGTACAATGTCATTGCTGTACCGGTGGACAAAATTGAAGCCAATGACTACAACCCCAACCATGTGGCGAAAAGGGAAATGGATCTATTGTATCAATCTATCAAGTGCGATGGATACACCATGCCAGTGGTTTGCTTTTATGACCAAGATAGGGATAAGTACGTGATTGTGGATGGCTTTCACAGGTACACTATCATGCTTCGGTATAGCGATGTTTATGAAAGGGAGAATGGTATGCTGCCTGTATCTGTAATCGAAAAAGATATCAACGACCGGATGGCCTCCACAGTAAGGCACAACAGGGCAAGAGGTAAGCATGAGGTCGAGCTTCAGGCTTCACTTGTTGGAATGCTTAAGGCAGGATGGGATGAGTTAAAGATCATGAAAGAGCTTGGGATGACGCTGGAAGAAGTGCAGCGGTTGATTGGCCTCAAGGGTATAGCCTCTGAAATAAAAGGTGTGCCATATTCTATTGAACGTCAAATTAAGGAGGCGGGAGAAGATATCCCGGAATCAGAATGGGAAGAACAGCAGTGAGAGGGGTAGAGAGTGTATTGGATGCGGCATGTAAACGAGTTTCCTATCTGTTTGATCACTACGAGAATATCCAGCTTTCTTTTTCAGCAGGAAAGGATAGCACAGTATTATTCCACCTGATGAATGAAGAAGCCAAAAAGCGTGACCGTAAATTCATTCTATACTTTCAGGATCAGGAAGCCGAATATCAGGCTACTATTGATCTGGTAGAATGGGCTATGCAGCAGCCAAATGTGATTCCACTATGGTACCAGGTCCCCATCTTTATGACCAATGCAGCCAGTCAGCAGCAGTTGTTCTTATGGGCTTGGGGTAATGAAGAAAATTGGGTAAGAGATAAGCATCCTATAGCAATCCATGCCATTGATGGCAAGTACCCGAGGCGATTTCATAAGTTTAACCTATGGGTAGGCCAGCAGCTGCGAAATAGACCAGGATCATGCGTATCTGTAATTGGCCTGCGGGCAGAAGAAAGCCCTGATCGGAGGTTTGTGATGTTTGGGGAGGATAATGATCTTTTCTGGATGCGAAGAAAAAATGAGCCTCACCGTGCATATCCCATCATTGATTGGCAGTATAGGGATGTGTGGAAATACCTTATAGAAGGTGGTTATCTGTACAACAAGATTTATGACAAGATGTACATGTTGGGGCATGATATCCATACGATGAGGGTTTCAAACCTTGTACATGAAAAGGCATTCCGGTGTCTTGCTGACCTTCAGGAGATGGAACCAGAAACCTATGACAAGTTGGAAGCAAGGCTGAAAGGAGTGCATACCGCTGCCATATATGCCAAGGAAAACCTTATGTATTCTATCCGTGAGTTGCCGGAAAAGTTTAAGACGTGGAAGCAATACAAGGATTTTCTTTTAGATAGCATCCATCCTGATCTTTCAAAGCTGTTTCGTTACCAGTGGAGCCGGTTTGGTGATACGGATGATGTGGGCGCATGCAAGTATATGGTGAAGCGCATTTTACTTTGCGATTGGGAGGGATCAATTACTTGGGCCAGAGATTATGAGTTCAACTACACCAAGGATCAGTTGCTTGAAAAAAATATTCTTAAAAGGGAAGACGAAATTATAAAGAAATGGATGGCAAGTTTATGAATACAGAAATATTGGAAACTTCACGTAATTTGATTGCGGGCTTTTTAGTTTCCCGACGCAAAGAACTGGGTATGACCCAGCAAGACCTAGCCGATGCTACCGGTCTGGGAATCCAGACCATCAAAAGAATGGAGGATGCCAAATTCTGGCCCAACCTCAAGCAATTCCTGATTGTCTGCCACGCCCTCAATGCCTACTTTTTTGTAGAAGAGAAGGAAGGCAAGGGAGACTACGCTAAGATGATGCGGGAGAGATGGACCAGAAAGGGTGACGCCAATTGACAAAATCCTTGACAAAACACCCCTTGATTTTGTCACTGCACGCGCTGGGCTTCAATATCAACGTACCCTTCGTAAGGCAGCACTTCAGTAATCTTCTTTACTAAATATGGTGTGTTGCGAAGCAGCAGAACACTGTTCCAGTCCCATTGCAGGTACTCATGAAACTTCAGGTATAAACGGCCCTTGATCAGTTCATTGATCTGTAGAGAAGGCAACCACTTTGACCAAAACCGGTCAATCAATCCAAAGTTACCGGTACCTACCTTGTAAGATAATGACCAGTTGCCAACCGTGGCATGGCTGGAAGTCATTGGCCATGAACTATTGAAATTGTAGATGCTATTGGTGACAAGTGGCTTATTGCCACCAGCTGAAAACGGTTGAGATCCGCGGTAAAAAAACATCCTGGCCGGCCATGGCTCAAAATCCCTGCTGTTGCCAGAAGCAAACCAGTTACCCAGCCGATTGGTTGCAGGGAAGTACCCGATAAGATGATTGCCGGCTCCAAAATAGTTGATGATTATTGCACTCTCTCGAATGATGCTCACTTCAATGGAGGTTGAGTAAGTATCTGTCACATCTGGCGGCGCATATCCACCCACATTATCACCTTTCCGTTGCCATTCATAGAATGTGCTGGAGCCACCGGTCTCGGCAAAGTTGTTGCAAACATAGTATGCATTCAGGTACCGGATGTAATACATCTGCTGCTGATAGGTAGGTCCGGCAGTAGGAAGCGCAGTCAGTGAATTCACTGACCCCATAAACGTGTACTCGCTCTCTAACACCTCAACCGAGAATTCATCTCTGGCTCTGTCAAAACCAATGATCTTAGGTCCTATACTTGATTTTTCAAAACTGAGAGAGATCTGTGGGGAGAATTTATCTGTACGGTCCGTAGAGCCTGAACCAGATAGTTCAGTCAACCAGATAATTCGGCAGCTCTTCGATTTGTCATTGATCAGAAATGAGATCGGCAGAAGCTTCTGCAATTCCACCAGCAGCTCTCCCACAGTCATCACCGGTGGCACATGCTCAGCCACACGGATCTTTACTGGATTCTGAGGTGTAATCGTAACCACCGGGTTAATCAATGGTCCGTTCAATTGGGGGATGGCCCAGTTCACTGAACGGTAGCTCTCAAAGCATATTTGCTTGAAATCAGGATCATCAAGGATATCACCTGATATTGCGTACCCATGCTCAAGAAAGATCTGCTTGATGATGTACGAAACATAGACATGAGGGCATAGCGACAGGTAATTTTTCTCTCTGGCAAGCTGAATTTGACCGCTGTGCACTTCCCATGCGTTTATCCAGGTGACTTCATTTTCACCTTTGTAATTACCAACCCATATAGGGCTGAAAACATAGTCCCCATCATCACTGTCATTGTATGCCCATGTGTCGTGCGCATGCTTCCAAAAGCCGGGAGTGGTAAGGCTGTATCCTGCCCAGGCAAAGGATCTCTCGCCACCCAGCTGAAGGTCACTGAGCTTCTTATCCTTCACGCGCTGCCAGAACTCACTGATGTTGGAAAGGATATGGCAATCGATGTTGCCCACATTGCTTTTATTCAGATGAGCGGTCACGCTGTTGATCACCAGCTTACCCTGGCTGAGCTGCATGCCGGCATCTTCGAGGATAACATCGTGCTGTAGCTCTTTATTCACCGGCAGCTGATCCGGCCATCCCAACAGCCTGAGGTTTTTATCACTCAACGGAAGCGTGAAAGGGTAAGATACCTCTCCCGGAATCGCATCTTTGCCACTTTCAGTTTGCTCCAAAAATATTGGGGAACTGCGCTCCCTTTGTATCCTGGTACCAGGCTGCAAATCCAAATACTCTCCGCTCTTCTTGATTCCTATCATACCGCGATGTATACAAAGTCAGTGAATGGCGTTTCAGAAAATCCACAGATGGCCTTTACCCTGGCATAGCCGATCAGCCCAAAGTCTGTAAACGCATATGATGTGCTTGTGGTAAGAATGGTCCGCTGCTTCTCCGTTTGAAGTACATCCCAAAGCTCCACCACATACTGCACATGAGAAGCGCTGGACGGTGCCCAGCTGAGCGTGCCAGCAACTGCACTGATGCTGGTGATCAACGGGCACACCGGAAGATCACCTACACGGATATCCGGTGCATAGGATTCGTTGACATACCCTGGTGTGAACTCAATTGGGAAATCCTTGATCGGGTCGCTGTTGGTACCCATGTCCACAGAGTTGTTGGTCACCAGTACCGGTGCCCACCGGTTAAACTTGATGATCTGAACTTTGGTGGAGATCATCAGATCCCGGATTCGGTCATACTGATCCTCATCATCCATCAGGCCAACGGATCCGGAATAGCTCACCTGTTCAACGTTCTTTATGTTCTCCTGCATGGCAGCGATCTCCGTAGTGGAGTAGTACTTCCCGCCAAGGGTTTTCTCAGAAAACTGACGGTCATAGGCCACCTTTTTACCCATCTCACCCAGCAGGCGCATAGAGTCCAGCCCACCCATGGAATTGATGTAGTAAAGCGTGGTCTTTGAATAGTTGCCACGGTAGTCAACGATGTACTTGAACTCAACGGTCAGGTTGGTGGTGTTTGCTGCAATACGCACCGTATAGTAGTGGATGGTCTTTGCCGGCTGAACATCTTTCAGCCCGAGCTGCGCACCCACCGGTATGCGATAAATCCCGTACTTGGGCACTGCGGTGTCCGGTAAATTGATCGTCACCGCATTAAGTTGTACCGTACCATCAGTGAAGTATAAGTTCACTTTGGCGGCCATATTGGCCTGGTTATTTGTGCCCAAGTGCAGGTATGAGTACCATGCTTTTTCAGTGGGCCCAATGAGCCTGCCAGTTTTCTGCCAGGTAAGCACACCGTTATTGTTGATAAAGTAATTCGGACCTTGCCATTTCTCATGCGGCAGGCCTCCCTTCACCACGCGGATAGTGCTGCCGTCCGTGGTCCATGCCGGGTTAGGTGCTGCAGTAGTGATCTCCCGGTAACCGATATAGAATTCACCAACCTGGTCAAATGCCCTTTCCGGAACAGCCGTGGTGATCGCCGGCAAAGAGTAGTCAACCAGGCTGTCCAGCACCTTGCTGAAATCAATCTCGGCAATACCGGAACTATCCGGCACCAAGGATATCGCGATCTGCTGAATGAAATTATTGGCACCAAACCGGCGGAACATCAACCGCACATCAATCTTCAACCCTTGGGTTGACAGCACAGTGTTCGTTTGCAACTTGTACACGACAGGGTTGCGCGAAAAACAAACCTCATAGGGCCTCTCCAACAGTGTTATCATACATCATCCTCCCATGCATTTGCGTTATAATCTGGTCCCTGCGTATTGAACCGAAGAAAATACTGCCATCCCACCGCACTCTGATCGCTGAGGGCAACCGGTTCAATGTTGCCATCCAGCAGCCTGGTCATAAAGGAGCAACTCTCATCATCCTGGTTGCGGATCCTTGCAATGAAATCATACAGGATCTCCTGCGTTTCCATGGACGCGATCTCCATGGCCTGCTCGCGGCCAACGGTGGCGTTCATGCTCACGTTCTGCATCACAGCCAGCTGGATCACCCACACCATATCTCCTTCACGAACCGAAGACGATGCATCCAACACCTTGACATAGGTGGGCTTGATGTCTGGATAGATGGCTCCACTTTCATCTGCCACGGTCATAGGCATGAATGCGGTACCGCCTTCGCCGTGCAGAAGCTTCTTATGCTTCTGGCACAGCTCCTGGATATAGGCCTGGATATTTTCAAAATATGTCATCTGCTCACGGTTACTTTATTACGATCCATTTCAATCTGCTCTGCTTCTGCCACCACCTCGTTCAGATCCATCAGGATAGTGTCCACATATTGCTCATTCACGCGGTCAAAATCACCAAAGGTTCCCTCCTTTGCTACGGATCTCATCACAGACCATAGCCCATACAAACTTTCCTGCCCGTCACTGGATCCAAATACCTTGTCGTTGGCCTTCACCTTCGCGTCCCGGGCACCCTCGTAAAAGCGAACTATGGCCCTTTTAACGTGGTTCGGCCATTTGCGGATCTTCATTGCCAGCAGTGGAGAGATAGCGTCATTGAATTTCTTTCTCACGTCCCCATCAGGATTGCGCACGTAGTCATAGAACATATTCTTGCCTTCCCGGTAGATCACGGCAATGAAATGGTCCAGATTTTCAGGCGTGGGCTCCTTGATGTACTGCATGTACCGATATTCAGAAAAACAGAACTCAGCCATCTTCATATTGCTCAGTCCGTCTGCAGGTCCGTACAGTCCACGGTATGATGGGATCAGGTTGCGGGTCAGCGTGTTCTCGCCAAAGAGAAACTCAGTACACTCCACGGCGGCATCCATAAGTGCCGGTTCCCGCATCCGGTAAAACTGACGCCATGGGATGTCTGCCAGTGCGCGGAAGAGAGAAAGGATCCCTTTCTCGTCATCCATACCGGACTCAATGACCTGCATCACCTGGATAAGCCTGTTGCCATCCATCTCATTCCAGCTTTCCGGAACGTCATAAGTCCATTTACCAAAGTGCAGCTGCTTCAAAATCTGAAGATTTTCCTGTTCTTATTGGGATCCACATACTCCTTTGGCGCGGAGTAGTAGGAACTGCCGAAATAGGTTGCGAAGACCGATCCGCTTGCTTTCTGATCCAGATAGGTTTTCGCCTTCACCAGATAAGATTGACCGTCCCGTTTGGTGGCATTCAGCACAAACTGAATCTGATCAGCAGTAGGCTGCGAAGCTGTACTGTCTCCCCTGTCCGCATAACGGTCATAAATTGACACACCAGCCTCAGTGATCTTCACCAGGGATTTCTCCAGGCTATGATGAATGCAGAGCTGCGCTATTGCTTTCTTCAGGGTTGCTATCACCTGCTTTTCATCAGCCGTTGGCGCGGGGTCTGCTTTGAGTTCAGCAAAAAAAGCCTCACCAATAGTTGGCTTGATGTAGAGGTCTTCCACATCGGCCATGACACTCAGCAATGAGCTGTAAGTGCGGTGAGGCTGGTCTATTCTGTACTGGTCTGAGAAGTCCAGTGCTGTTTTGATCAGAAATTTATTCCGGATGGCATAGGCCTCGGAACCGGTCCAGCTGGGAAAGCTGACACTATTGTCTTCCAAAAACTGAAGCAGGGATTCCATACCCTGGTGTCCCATGTTTGCCAGCGAATCTTTCACTCCATCAAATTCCCACCGGTACGCTGTTGGCATCGCATCTGTGGCAATTTTGCGTACACCGGTGTCAGTGATCATCGCGTGCTGGATAGCCAGTCCATCAAAATAGGCGAAAGCTGCCAAAGGCTTTTGCACCTTCAGCAGCAGCGCTTTTTGGATGGTGGTGAGCGTATTTCCATTATACGCCGTTAGTAGCTCATTGTATAAAACTTTCCCGATTTTGGGAATGATGTACTTCTCTTCCGCGGATTCAATATCGGGAAGTGTGGATGTATTGTTGAGGTTGCTGATCTTCAGCACCTGCTTTACCTGTTGAATAGTGGTGATCAGTGGCATCTTAACCTCCCGTTTGTACCTCTTTGGTGGATTTACCTGTATCGAGTGTGGTAAGAACCAGTCCTGGGAACCTCCACACAATGTCAGCTGGCCAGCCATTTACCTTCTTCACGATGTTTAGTATCCGGCTGATCTGCTGACGCTCAAACTCCTGGATCATCACCTGCACCAGTGCAGCTTCACGGATGTTGGAACCAGAACCTGCACCGCCGCTATAAGGGCCGCCTGGCGTGTCGGCTCCCATCAGTGCCGGATTCATCATCAGGGCAAAGAGGATCTCACTATTTGCGGCGGCGCTGTCTGGTAAAAGTTCACCCTGCTTGGTTGTATCATCAATGGGTTTGATCTCAATGTATTGCAGGCCCTTTCCTGATACTTTGTCAAGCGTTCCAGGGATGTACACGCTCTTGTATGCATTCTGCGAACCTACCAGCCAGTCATCTATGGACTGGAAAAGCTCTTCCTGCTTCTGCTGCTTTTCTTCAGGGGTGAACGCAGCCCACTGACTACCATACACCAGGTCCCAGTATTCATCATACACAATCACCACATACTTAAGCCTGATGTTGTTTTCGAACATGGCAGCCTTCATATCGGGAACACCCATGGCGATATCCACCCACTTCTTTGCAGCATACCAGGTAGGCATGGAATAGTAGTGACGGTTCCACCCAGGTAGCCTGCCGGTAATGGCAAACTGCGCGGCTTTACGCTGTTCTGGTTTTATGCTGGTGAGGTATTGGGATGGGCCGATCCAGGGCAGGAGTGGCGTTTCAATGAGTGATTTATCGGATGTGCTTGGCGTCTTTGACCAGTCCGCGCAGAGAAATGTTTTGGTAATCTTTCCGTCCTTCTCTTTTTCGTATCTGAACTCACTCACATCATCGCGAACAAACAGACCGATCTTATCCCCTGCATTGTTGAACCTGAACCGGCCATGATAGTTACCAAAACCGATCATGTCTTTAAAGAGTGCAAAGGATTGGAAGAACATATTGCTTTCTTCCAGCCAGTCTTCCACTTCAGTATTGTACACTGGCTCCAACACTTCACTGCCATCTGGCTTTGTCTCCACGATCCGGAAAGGCTTCACACCGCGACCCAAACCAAACCTTGCCTTACCATCAATGGCAGACATGAGCACACCGCAACCTTCAATGGTTTTGGTCATGGTGATGGGGAGCTGATTGTCTGCACCCCAGTTGGCCCAAAGGTTGGTGCTGGTCAGGTCTTCATAAATGGGCTGCGTGGCATCCTTCTGATTAGGATTGCCAGACAAGCCAGTGATGAACGCCGTGCGTCCCTTTTTGGAATAACCAATTCCATTACTGATGATCATACTACTCTCCTCCCATTGAATTCACAGATCAACCGTATGTGAACCTTTTTGATATCCCTGGTTGCAGGGTTCATGATGTTCTTTGTTTTATGCTCCTGATGCCTTGGCATCTTGTCAACCTTGTTACGCCTGAGAATGATTTCAGGCATGGCGGCCAGATCACAGCGAACCCAGTTTTTGACAACCTTGATCTGGCCACCGGTACCCTTCTTTTTGTCAGCGGTGACGTAGGTCATATTGAACGGCCTGCCGCTGTCGATGTGATTGATTACTTCATATAGTTCAACTGTTTGCACTGGTGCGAATTTTCATCTTTATACTGCCCAATGAAAGGACAGGATTTTTTCAACTTACCCTGGACTGGCTCCTGATGTTATCGATCCGGTTGCTCACGTCTTCATATTCTCCATACAGCATTTTGGCGATGATACCATTGGCAAGGATCTGGTTCAGGTCCTTTACGGCCGTAGTCAGTTCATTACTCGAGGCTTCGGTTGCCCTGGGGATAAATCCACCATTTTCAAACACTGTCTTCATGGAACTGGTGATCCTCGGGATATTCATTGTCATGAGGCCGGTACCGGATTGAGATCCCGCCATGAGCATATCGATCAATGGTTTGTTTCTGGCATACGTTTTCCTGGAGAGAATGGGTTCACCACCTTCCACTTCACCTATCTTTGTGCCGGCGCGATCAACAAGTGCGATACCGCCCTGCGCATGGCTTGGTCCATCAGGAAGAAAACCACCGTCTGCAAATTGAGGGGCTTTGGCTGAGCGGATGGCTGCAATTTGCGCGCCGGTAGTCGCAGCAACCAAACCAACCTGAACAGCTCGTAAAACTCCAAAGGTTGCAGCATCCAGTGTACCTGGTCTTGCTGCAAGCGTTGAGATAATTGCCGATGCGGCACCAATAAGCGCCTGCACCGTCTGAGCATTCTTATCGCGCTCAAACTGTCTTTTCCTAATCTCACGTTGCCGATTTTCAGATTGCTTATCTATCTGTGCAACTCTCCTTTCGTACTCCTGTTGAGAGATGACCCGTTTATCAAAAAGTTCTTGAACAGCCCTTTTCCTGAGTTCGTTGTTTTGAAGTTCTTTTTGTAAGGCTGCATCCTCCGCTGCTGCTCTTACCTGGGATAAATTTGTATACGCGTCAGTGAGTCCTGAAATAGTGTCAAGAACATATTGAGCATTGTCCTGGTTTTTCCTTGCAAAATCACCGATTGGATCTGCTTGACCGGCATCGATATTGGCCTGAACCTCCTTGCTCGGCGCAACATCGACTTTTACAGGTATCTTGGTTGGGGCTAGTTTTGTAGCCTCCTCAAAACCTGTTTTCAACATCGTCTCAATAAGAGACTTCATTTTTGCTCTGGCCTGATCTTCATCCAAGTCAAAAAATGAAGTAAAATCAATCCTGCCTTCAGATACTTTTCTGAAGGCTAAATTGTCAAGCTCCCTTTTCAGAACTTCCTCTACACCATTGAGGGCCTCACGTGCCTGCTCAGGAGTGATAAGCCCACGCTTCAGTGCCTCATTTATCTTCTTGATTCGGTCCTCAGCCTCTTCATTCACTTTACGATATGCAGCCAGTATCGGTTGAACAACATCCTGCACCTTGTTCTTTACATCCTGAAAGTCTTTCAAGGCTTTTTCGTTCTCCCTTTTCAAACTGTTCAACACCTTCTGACCATCAGTTTTTTTAATCTCTTCATCTGTCAACCCGGTACCTCTCCGTATAGTCTGGTCTATTGAGGGGATAGTGGAAGAAGGCAAACCGGGAGCATTGCGCGAAAGCTCTTTAAGTCTTCGCTGTCTTTGAAAATCATCTTCCAGCTCACCAGTCACCAAGTTTTTCCCGCCTGAGGTTACTGTTTTGAAACCGAGTTTGAGCCTCTCCCAAAAACTCATATCTTTTGCCTTGTCATAGAGGAAAGATATTCGTTGGGTGACACCCGATATCGCCGAAAAAAATTCTTTGATCACTGGCAGTAGATCCGTACTAATCGATTCCTTAAGGTTGGCAATTTCTTGTTTGGTTTTTGCAATCTGCCCAGCGGTAGTTTCTCCAAAGGCTTTAGCAGCACCATCAACCTTCGGCTTTAGTTGATCCATAATGATCCCGAAAGCTTCAGTCTCATCTTTTGCATCCGATATGTTGATGCCATATGTCTTCAAAGCCTTACCATTACCCTCCAAGGCTTTGGTGATAACATCAGTGGCCGTACCGAGATCTATCCTTTGCTTGGCAGCAAAATCCAGAATTACTGGGACAAGTTTCTTTATCTGGTCTTCAGTCAACTTACCGTATAAAAGCAATTTGTCAAACACTCCGAGAATCTCATCATTATCCAGAAACCCAAGTGACTCAGCAAGATTATCTGCCTGGCTAGATATTCTCTCGAATGCATCTGACTTACCTAAATTATCAAGTGTGGCCTTAAGCCTGGCTGCAGCTTCTTCAGCCTGCAATGCCTCATCAACTCCTTCGGACAAGAAGTTAATTGCACTAGACAATACTGCACCACCAGCGAGAATGCCACCAGCGAAAAGCCCTCCATTTCCTAACAGACTACCCAACCCATTCTGGATCTTACCCAGGAAGCCCTGGTTCTTTGCGATATCATTCAGGGATGTGTTGATGCCATTGGCTGCATTGCGCACACGAAGCAGCGTCTGTTCTGCCGCCCTCAGCTGTTGCAGCTTCTGCGCTGCCGCTTCACTATTGGCAGGAAGGGTTTTTAATTCCCGGTTCAGCTTCTGCACAGCAGCCTCTGCCATCCGGATCGATGGCAGCACCTTACCATCCAGCACGTCCTTGATCTGGCCAATGCGGTTCCTGGTATCACCCAGGTCATTCATCTGCTTGGTTGCATCCTTGCCAGCTTTCTTCTGCCGCTCAATGGCCGCCACCAGTTCATTCTCCTTCTTGGTCAGCCGCTCCAGGGACTGCTCAGCAGTAGCCTGATCGATATAGATATTGAGCCGCCGATTTACAACTTCGTTTGCCATTACCTGATCAAAAGTTTATTGATGATTTCTGAACCTATCTCTTCAGCCACGATGTCTGCCAGCTCATCGATCTTACGCTCAATGACCGGATTGAACCAAGGCTTTGCCACACGGTTGGTGGATCCTACCTGGTCAATGGTGGTACCGCGGCCTACGCCCTTATGTACGTAGATCATGTGCCGGGGAATGGCATATGATACGCGGGATATGAGCTTGTCTTTTTTGGGAGTGCGGACGGTGAGAGATCTTTCCGCCGCCTTCGGAGATTTCGATTTATCGCTGTGCTTGATCCCCAGGGTACGGATCTCAGTCACAAGGTCACCTTTGGTACTCTGTGCCCATCCCACAATTCTTGCATTCGCCACATCGTAATTGATGTCCATGATAGCAAGTTGCAATGATAAAACCGTGATGGAAAGGACACAAAAAAGCCCCGAGGGAAGGGGCTTTTTTAGTTTTTCATCTCACCAATAAACAGGTACAGGCTGTAGATAGGATCAGGCGGACATGGTAGGTCTTTTGGGTGGTTCAGTATAAGGTAAAACAGGGTGCGTTGAAGCTCTTCCCTGTGTTCCCGGATATGATCCAGGAGCTGTTGTTCCTCTAAGCTGAGTGCTCTCATATGGTATAAATTGAGCCTGCGATGTTACTCAATTACTGCGGCCTTTCATTGGGAAAAAAACGTTAAAACTGATGTGTTTTACTCAACGGGAGACAGACGGTTGTACTTCTCTTTAATGAGCTGATCAGCCACCTCCAGGGTGATCTCAGAAAACCATCCTTGATCTCCATTGGCAGGCCAATTCGCTTGGGGAACCCTGATCTTGAAGTCTGCAGGAACTTCAACCGGTTGGTACTTCTTTGCTACCTCCGGATGCTTGAACTGAAATGATGATGTTGCCTTTGCCATGGTAGTAGTTTTGTGAAGGGTGCCCGTAGGCACCCTTATTGATTGATTGGTTTATGCTTTGACGGTCACTGCACCAGCATACCAGTACTTGTCTGCGCTCTGGATGGTGATCTCGTACTCACGGACGCCACCATCGTTCCGGCTTCCGCTCTTTGAAGTGTATGCACTCACTTGTGCAGGGTTACACTCAGAGCCCAGCTGGACGTAGTAGTTAACGCCGCATGTAGGATCATTGAAAAGCCAGATGCCATCCTCGTTCATCACTTGCTCCAGCCATTCTTCAATGACGGCAGAGTGACCTTTGATGGTGATGATGTACTGATAGTTCGGAACCAGTCCACCCTTTTCACCAACAGCTGCAGAACCTTCCTGGCGCACTGCACCAGATTTAGCCTTCAGCTGAGAAAACCCTTTAAGGGCAGGAAAGGTGTGAGCCGTATTGATCTTTTTGAAATCACCGGCAGCGGCCCAGGTGGCTGGTTTCTGGATGACGGTGAAATCTGCCAGTGGAGCGAACAGCGCAATGTCAGAATGCCCGGGCTTTACATCCGCGGCACCGACAACTGCTGTGTTGATATTTCCAAAATTGTAAGGCACTGTATTAAGTTTTAATGGTAAGAATTATGCTTCTTCAATCACCCCTGCCTTCACCGATACCAGGAACTCATTGATGGTTTTACCACCCAGCTCTTCGTACTGTGTATCATCAGTAGCGGCTTCCAGGGAAGTCCTCTCTCCGATGCCTGGCACGTTAAACTTCGCGATGGCGTAGACATAGTCTTTCTCATCAACGGTGAATTTCTGGCCCGCTTTGGGCGCTTCTGCTTGCGCAGCTTCTGCAACATCTGCTGCAGGTTTTGGGGCTTTGTTTGCTTTTGCCATGGTAGTAGTTTGAAAGGGTGCCCGTAGGCACCCTTATGGTTAATTGATTTATGCTTGATCGTTCACCAGGATAGCCTCCAGATCTTGGATCTGTGTGCCAATGGGCATCATCAAGCGAACCTCGATGATGTTCCTGCGTTGTGAAGCGGCTACCTGTACACGCTCAGCGTCTGTACCGAACACCAGGTTGTCTGGCAAAGTCGCAATGAGACGGCTGGAGGTACCCATCCAGGATACAGGACGGATCTCAACGTTCAAGTTGTCCATCTTGTACCGGCCTTCCGCGTTCTTGTCAAACTGGAAGTTGTACGCGGTACGGTAGTGCTTACGGAAGTTGTCAAACTTCGCGTAGGAGCAATAAATGATGAATCCTCTCTCACGCATCCAGGTGGGGGCGTTGGTCACCATCAGCTCGAACTTGTCAACACCGTTGGCATCGGTGATCGCACCGGTAACAACGGGACTCAAGGTTGTTGCTGTGATCAAAGCCGCAATGGATGTTCCCCAACCATCTGCGATGGCTGCGGAGGTAGTGCCAGAAGCGTTACGTACACCCAGATACAATGAGTTCCTGAGCACCTCATCCAAGAAGGCCTTGGAGATGTGGTTCAAAGACTGCTCATAGAACGGTGCACCATCCTGGTTAGCCAGGTATGTGTTCCTGAATTCTTCGGCATCGAAATCGAAATCCCACTTTGACTGGTATGCGGTCAGCACCCTGTCAGTGAATTTCGGGCCGGTAGTCAACGCATCAGCAGCGGTGTAAGGGCGTGGGTTGCCCACTGCGCTGAGCTTGGTCATTGCCTGAGGGGCGTTGACATTGGTACGAACCTGAACGCCCTGACCACGAAGGTTCCAGTTGAGCAGGTTCTTTTCGAAAATTGACGGACCGCGCTCAACAAACGAGCTGGTTAACGCGGAAAGATCGGGAGTTGGCATGATCTGTGTTTTTTAGTTTTTAAAGTGTATGAATTACTTGATTCTGGCCAGCTGAGCCTTCTTCTCAAGGTCATAGCTGGTGAGGTATTTATCCTCAGGGTTATCCGAAAAGCTATCAGCAGCTTTGTTGGTGTTTACCGGAGCAAGCGTCAGCGGGTTCATCTTCTCCACCTGCGCTTCCAGTTCTGCAATACGGCTGTTTGCAGTGGCCAGGTCAGCGGTGAGCTGAGTGTTCTGGTCATTGGCTGCTTGCAATGCCGTTTGAGCATCGGTGGCAATGGTGCCAGCTTCTGCAGCAGCAGTTTCCAGACTGCCGAGTTGAGCCTCAATGTTGTTCAGGTTCTCTTCTGTCAGAAGAAACCCGTTCTCCACAACTTCAAAAGCTTCAGCCTTTGATGCCGTGAGAGTGCGTGTAAATGCGGTCACTGATTGTTCCATCTTTTTTTGTTTTTTAACTAGGGTAAGGGATTCCTTGATTGCCATTTCGAAGGATCCTATCTTATCGATCAGGCCAAACTTCATGGCCTCTTTGGCATTGTACGTTTTCCCGCTCAGCACGTTCTCTTTTTCCAAGTTCAACTTTCCGGATCTGTTCTCTTTCACCGCGCTCAGGAAAGTTTCATTGAGTGGATCTAGGACCTCCTGAATGAGCTGCGTATAATCGCCCTGATTCATCTTGTGGAAGTCACCGTTCTTATCTGTGGAATCGGTGGCGTACACCTCATGCACCACAGCGCCTTGCCTCTCATACATCCCTTTGCGATCAATCCAGCTGGCCATGGTACCGATGGAACCGATGGTAGCGTTGAACCCTTTGTTGGACCCATCGCTCACGATCATCTTAGCTCCTGAACCGATCCAGTATGCAGCGCTGGCCATCATGCTGTTGACATATGCAACCACCGGCTTCTGTGATCCCTTGACAATGTTTGCCAAAGCTTCAGTGCCGTCAACTGATCCACCAGGCGAATCCATGTAGAGCACAATGGACTGAACTGAATCATCCTGATTGGCCGCCATGATTGCCTGACCCATGGTCATGGTACCGGCAGCACCACAGTAGTCATACTTCATCACAGGACCATCAATCATTACGATCTGTACAGGGCCCTTGGGCGAGTAGTTCCCACTCTCATCGGCACGCATGAAATTGGAATAGTCGCCTCTTCTTACATCCCACTTCACTGGCACGGCGGCCATGATCTCCTGCTTACGCTGAGTGAAGGCTTCTGGTGACAGATCCCCATTCAAAAACTGTATGGCCACAGCGCTCCATTGCTTTGCAGCAGTGGGCTCCATGAGCCATTTAGTGTTCAACAATTGCCTGAGAATCTGAATCATCGGATCAAAGATTGCAAGGATTAAAAAAAAGGGAAAGGACAGGATTAATCTTCAGTGATATCAAGGTCTCCAACAGGGATGTTAACAGAAACCCCAGTGCTTACTGCGATGGATGGCGTGAGTGCACCTTTGTACAACAGCTTGCCTGCGCCGGAAGCATCCGTACCTACTCCAAAATGCGTGACCGTCTGAGTTCCAGATGATGCAGGAGGGAACGTGATCGCAGCGGCATTGCTCACAAGGTTAGCCGCTACCGTAAACCCTGCAACGGAACGCGGGATGGCCTGCCTTGCATACGATCCGTATGTGGCTTCACTTGTTGCCTGCGTGCCCGCCTCACCAGGATCAGCCGTGTGAAGAGAGATGAAAAGGCTGCCGGCTGCGACAGAACCCCTCAGACCGGTGGCATCACCAACCAGTGCTGCATTGGTGTTGTTGAAAAGGAGAAGAAGAAAATCGTTCTCCAGGGAATTTGACTTGCTCATTGTTACTGATTTAAAGGTTTATCGAAATGGATCTCTACAATTTTTCCTAGCGCTTTCTTGCTACCTACTTCCACATATGCCTGTATCTCCCATATCCCATGCTGATCTATATCTCCGTTGATCAGCTGGTACTGAAGGGCAGTGCCGGAAGGGGTGGCCGTCCAAAATCCTTTGAGACCATTGGGCTTTCTGTAAAGTATCCTTGTGACGGTAGCCCCAACGAGGGAGATACCTGTGTCAAGTCTTAGAAGCGTGTATGAATCACCTGCGTAGTAGCTCATATTTTTGAATAAGCGTTAAAGGTTGAAGAAATAATGCTGTCACCGGACTTTGTAGATCTGATTCGGCTGGATGCGCTGATAATCTGTGGAATAATTAATAGGCCGAAGGCGTTCAAGGAAGCCGATGATACCCCATCAGCCAACCCGGAAGTGTTTACAATAGTGGCATACTGCGACAACGCAAACGCTACAGATGACCCACCAGAAGCCGCGGCTGTATTACAAATTGCTATGGCAAGTGCCTGGGATATTGTAGTGCCAGAAGCTGCGGCCAAAACATTTGCCCTGCCGATGACAGACAAAGATGTTGCAGATGTTCCAGAAGAAGCTCCTGATGTATTGATGGTTGTAATGCCAATATAAATGCTTGCCGTAGATGTACCTGATGCTGCGCCGGTGGTTGATGCTATTGACCTGGCAGCTGCAGATGCTGAGGATGTGCCGGATGCAACAGCTGTAGTGTTGATGGTAGCCCTTACGGTAGCAGTGGCAGTAGATGTGCCGGAAGCAGATCCAGAGGTATCTGTGCCAGGCACTCTTTGGTACTGCAGATGCCATTGAAGTTGTGTTAATCCACTGACCGGGTTGTACCATGTCCAATCATACACTGTTATGTCCACGTTGTGATACTCTCCTGGCATATCATCGAGCACTGCCAAAGGACTGATGCCAAGAGCATTTAATCCATCTCTCCAACCAACAGACTGCTGGAAATCTGTAAGCCCTGTATCCAGCGTTCCATGGTTGAATAGGCATGGCATGTTTACAGCTTTAACCCTTGGAGCAGCCGTTGAGCTATATCCTAATGAAGTTGCTACCAGTGAGCAACTAGCCACGTCCTCCAGATTACCTACTTCCCACCAGTTTACAACGCATGCGGCGCCATTGGAATACCCAGATAAATGCAGCTTTGTATGATCAAATGTGAAATTTGCTTTCACATAATCAATCATGTTTTGTATGTAGTACCCTGAAATCGGTGTGCCAATGTACTGCGGGAAAATGCAAATAATGTTTTCCTGAAATGCAAGAGCGGTGTTCAATCTATCATTGATCAACTTGGCAAATCCATGGGTGATAATCAAGTCAAGTTGCGATGAGCTTCCATCGCCTTGATCTCCTAAACCGTGCAAGCAAATCAACATGGGTGTTTCAGGACCAGCGCCTGCTGGTGTAAACATCCAATACCCGCCAATGTTTGTGGCCAATGGGCTGTTGGCATGCTTTACCCAGCTTGATCCACCAAGCGCCTGCGCCTGTGCTGAGGTGGTTGATTGACCAGCAGATGATCCACCTGTGTTGGCTGTGGCAATTGCCAAGGCCGATGCTGAAGAAGTACCAGCACTGGCGCCGGTTGTTGAACCACTCAGCACACCTATTGTACCACTACTTAAAACAACAGTAAATGTTCCATTTGCGGTAAACGTATGTATAGTGTATATACCCGATGTCGTCTTAGTACCACCTGTGGTTAACGAGGCATCTATTCCATCTGAACCGTCTGTTTTGTAGCGAATGATTACTATACCAGATGCACCACCTCCTGATGTTTGGTTTCTGCTATGTCCTGCACAACCTCCACCACCTGAACCTGTATTTGCTAAACCAGATGTCGGAGCTGTTGGGACGTTATCTCCTCCATCACCACCAATGCTTGAGCCACCTGTTCCTTTAGTGCCTGAATACGCTCCACCACCGCCACCAGCGGCATAGTATAGAGATGTTCCAGTTATAGAGCTTTGTGTTCCAGCACCACCATTACCACCATTTCCTTGGTTTGTTGCCGCCGCACCAACTTGAGACGCGCCGCCGCCACCGCCACCTGATCCGTTGCTTGTATTACCTTTACCTGCGCCTCCATTACTGCCTTGCGACGGTGTCGTTGCTGGAGTGTTGCCTAGCCCGCCAGCCCTGCCTACATTATCACCAGCACCACCACCACCAGACCCACCGTTATTGCCTGCGGAACCAACGCCAGTCGAAGAGCGACCGCCGCCACCGCCACCAGTTGCTGTTATGGTGTCAAAGACTGAGTTATTGCCATTTGCCCCATTTGCAGACAAAGCTGTTCCAGCCACAGCAGCACCGACTGTAATGCTATAGTTTTGAGCGGTTACAGTATGACCAGTGGCAGTTCTTAGTCCACCAGCTCCACCTCCAGCTGAGCCATAGGCGTCTCCTGCTCCCGAACCGCCTCCAGCACCTCCTCCAGCTACGACTAAGTATTCTACTATACCAAGATTTGCCACATTTTTTATGCGTATTGTAAACCGCGCCTCAAATTCATCATGATTTCCCTGTATGGAAAGGACAAAAAAGCCAGGCCTGAAAAGGCCCGGCCCAAACCAACAGACTAACTACTAGGCAACAGCAGTAGCTTTATGGCCCGTTTTCACAGGAACTGTTTTATTGCTTGATCCAAGATTTATCCGAGTAAAGAATATACTTTCCGCCAGGGAAGCTGAACTCAGCCTCTACAGTTTTAGGGGTTGCTTTGCTTTGAGCGAATAACCAATTCCATGCATTGATATCGTTATAAACTTTATCCCAAATGTTATGCCTGCCGGTGGGATACAACACACGTTCTACCTTTGGATTGATGCCTAAATTGTTTAGGCCGTCCATCCAAGACTTTGAAGATGATGGATCAACAACATCATCATCTTCCGCGTGGTAAAACCGGATCGGAATATTGTTATCGATGTATGGTTGTGAGTATCGGGTAGTGAACCACGATGCCGGGCATATTGGAAGCATTGCAGCAACCGATGAAATGCGGCCTTGCTCTGCCCAATCCATTATTGATCCACCTCCCATAGATAAGCCTGTCAGATATACCCTATTGCTATCAACCGGGTAATTCTTGATAGCCCAATCAATGATGTTTTGAATGGTACCACCGCCTGCCCAATCACGGTTTAGCTGCGGCATGAATACGATGCAATCAAATGGCATACCGCTTTGTTTAATCTTTAACGGGAGTGCGATGTCAGAATAAGCTTGTAAACTTTTCTTTGGGAACGTATCTCCCAAGCCGTGGAAGTAAACCACTAATGGGAGCTTCTTTACCTTGTCCCAATCATTTGGGTAGTATTCCCAGAATCCGTTTACCCAGCTATGTACGAATGTTGTTTTAGACTGCATCATTTGAAAATCGTTAAGTACTGTTGGTAAAGTTGTTGTCTGTGTGATAGCCCGTTCACGCCTCCGTTGATGATCCTGGTGATGCTAACGGTATCACCGACATCTGCAAGCCTGTTGAGGTTGCGGCTTGTCCAGAACCAGATTGATGATTTCACGGCATGCTCAGGCTGGGAAACGATATCCGGGTTGATCACTGCCAAAGGAGAATAGGCTGCATAGTTTGACTTACCAGTGAGCTGGATGATGCCGCGCCCGCGATACTTCCACCCTTCCCCTGATGCTTCATTGCCATTGCCCATCCGGTTTGCATATACCAGGTTGGCAATCTTCTCCGGCTTCCGGGCATATTGGGCGGCATGGGCTTTGCCGGTACCAGGCATCCTGGAGAAGTACTTTGGGAAGGTATTGATCAGCCCATCTTCGGAATAGTTCAGGATTTCGGTTACCGCCGTAAAACCCATGGATTCATGATCACACTGCGCGAAGTAGGCAGCAAGCCTTAAGGGAGTATTGATCCCAGCCTTGGGAAGTTCAGTTTTCCAGTACGGTTTGAACCGGTCACCTTTTTTTACCAGATCCAGATTCATCGGATAGGAATTTGATGATGAAAAAAAGAGCAGCCAGAAGAATAATCACAAGCATCATTTCTTTAGGAATTTATAGGTGATACCAAAAACGAAATTCCAGACTGCACCCAGGATCAGCCACTGGATCACTGAATCAGCAACTGCCCATAGCAGCACCATCACCATCAATGATTTGGCAACATGCCAGCTGTCAAACTTCCACCCAAAGACCTTCTTCGCGTGCTTCCAGCTCTCCCGCTTGTACCAGAATTTCTGGTTCAGCTTTGATAGCCTGGAACTGAAGAAGTTCTCATTCTCCATGATGTCCATCAGGGCGTTGAGAATGGCAGCTGATATGATGTATATCCAGATCATCCCCTGTCAATGAATCCGATGACGTACAAAGCGATGGCGAGGAACAGCAGAATATACCGGCTGCCATTGCGCCTGATCACTCCATCCTGGTCAGACGGTGCACTCCAGGGCTTGGCGATATCACCCAGGCCATATGTTGCAGCTGTAAAGAGAAAAGCTGCGGGAATAGGTGTGATCCAGCTCCAGATCAGCGCCTCTCTACTGAAGTAAATGTGGAGTACCACAATTGCCAAGAAGAGCAATACCCTTCCAATGTTCTTAACTGTATCCATAGTGTTGATTTTTACGTGTTACCATTCAATCTTTCGACCTCTCCGCTTGGCAAGTTTCTTCCAATTATCGATCTCTTCCTTCTGTTGATCAATGCGCTCTTCCAGATTTTTGACCAGGGCTTTCAATGCATCGTTCTGGATCTTATACTCCCCGATCTGTGTGCTTTGGGCCGTCATCAGGCTGTCAGCTGCTTTGATCGTCTCCTTGGTTTGGAAAATAAACTCTTCGTATTCGGTAGCAAGAGAATCACATACCTCTATAATCCTACTGGTATCAGTTTGTAACCGGATCGTCTTGTATTTGATTACCGTCTTTACTCCCCGGTCCTGTAAGCTGTCGTTAACCTTAGCTGTTGAATCGTACTCGTGAGCGTAATGGGTAATGATCTCGTCCAGCTTTTGGATCTCGATATCCTTTCTTTCGATTACGTCTTTCAGTGAGTCGATTACCTGCTGCGTATTGTCCTTAATCGGCTCATGTTTACAAGCTCTGATCGTCAATGCTATCACTAGAATCACCGCCGCCGCTGCGATTACTGCCC